AGTAAGTTCATTTACCACATACACAGCAATGGTACCATTTGCGGTACAGGCCAAATTTGGGGTTGTTAACCCTACTGGTGTAGGAAGCGTCGTACCAGACGCCCCTTCAAATGTATTACCAAGGACTTGGGGGATGTCAAGATGACGCCTAAAAGGTGTCCTCTGACCCCAACCTACATCTATGGTGAAATCATTACACTCAGCAATGTCGACAATTTCAGTGTAAGCAACATTATATTCTGCTTCGTCGGGAACTAAAGCAGTTTGTGGCACTCCAAAAGGATCATATACGATCTTCAAACGCCCTTTATGGAATCCACTACACACGATTTGAAATCGATAGCGCAGTGTTCCTTTCCAATACTCAAAAGGAAAGGTCCCGAAAGCCATAGCCGGCATATGTATGACGGCATTTGTTCCTGTGCCAGATTGATACACCACACAAGGATCCACAACACAGCTGAATAACAAAGATTCAACAGGTGTGGTTACAGCCCAATCAAACGCTGTGAGCAAAGATTCACGATTAGTTATAGAGTTGATCGTCATTTCGTCAGGCATGTCAATACCTACACATGTCGGATCAACTGTCAACTCGTTACATGAATCTGTTGTCAGTTTGAGGAGATTCTCACGACCGGAGCATAAAGCTAACGATTGTCGTGTCTGGGGCTGAAAATGCGGTGTGTCTTCTGCGGCTGGTTTGGAATATCCAAATAGGGCGGCCATAGAAGAAATGGCTTGTGCACCTATCTCAGTTGCGGTAGCAAATCCCGAAATATACGGAACGCTCTTAAATAGAGCTGCGGTTTTGGCAACTGTGGATGCGGGTTTGGAGATGATGCCCTTTTCTTCCATACCTTGTGGAACAATGGTTGTTGGATTTTGTTGAGTCAAACCAGTCAATTCAACATTTTCTGCCCATGCAAAAACAGAAATAGTGACAGGATCAGTTGCTCCATTGGCGTGGCGGAGCACAGCTGGTGCCTCAATATCCAAAACCCCCATATCATCCCAATCAGAATTTGTAATGTCCAACATATTGTAAGGTGTAAAAAATGGTAATTTCATCGTACCTCCTGTGGACTGAGTGGGATTCAACCAAATATGGGGTCGTTGTGATGCTTCGACCAGGTCAGCGAAATTACCTGGAACAAGAACAGTTGTATTGTCCAAATTATGCAATGGTCTATACGACACCAAAACACGTCCAAAAAAGAACATGTTACCATTAAGCAAAAATTTGACACACAGTGTGGCCTTCATCAACTTGTAGTTAGAAATGCGGTTGATTACCCTTTTGTCATTAAAGTACAACGACCAGGGATTTATCTGCGTTGCCCCACCATCAGCAGGGAAACTGTCAACAGGCCAATTAAGAGTTGCAATCTTGATAGGACGCGAAAAGAAATTC